TTATGAAATTCAATTCAAAAATGGAGCTCGTAAAGTTTGGCAAGAGATCAAAATACTGATACTGCTGCTGAGTAATGACATATTCAAGTTTATGAGATGTCAGCCAATCAATCTCAGGGTCCGAAAGATAGGCGTACTCCACGAGAATGGTTGCCGTCAGCGTCGGATTGGTGACTGCAACAGAAGTGAGTTCAGAAAAGTTTCGAAAGGTCAGCCAGACCTCGACGTCTTGACGCCCGAGAGCCGCTATGGGCAATCCGAGTTCTTCAGATCCGTAGAAATAAAAGGGCAAATTTGTAAAGTATGTTCGGCCAGGGGGCAACACGTTTGAAGTGTCGTATTTTCCAGTGAGTAGCGTGAGCCCAGGTTGGTTTTCATAAGGGATGTTGAGGTCATTCCATAATTCGATATACTCTCCAGTTATTGTCTGTATAGACTGGCCGCCAATCTTGAGTTCGGCCGTATTGATAGCCCAAGTTCCCACAGAGTCATTGTAATTGTAATTGTAATTTACTGCATTATTCGAAGCAAGAGGATACACGCTGATATACGTATTAACCCCTATAGTCTGAGGAGAGGTGTTTGTTGAAACAAAGGATATCTGGGCCGTCTGTGGAGTCGATGTAACAGCAAGAGGAATAGATATGGTATAGGGTGGGAGCAGTCCGAGGCCCACACTGTAATTTGTCGTCCCAAAACTTACACTCGTTATTTGATACTGACTAGATACCATTGCAGTCATCATATAGACTCCAGTATTCGAAAAGGTTATTGTGGTACCCGACATTGTCATATCCAGGGACGAAGTGATGGGCGTAAAGTTTGTTGTAAGATTCACTGGTCCATTGAGAGTTTGTGTAAATACTTTAGGGGTGAATAATGTACCGTTAAATGGTAAAACCTGCCCCGGGGCTCCTCCCTGTGGAAACCCTATTTGATTTATAGTGAAAAATGATGAAGTCCCCATGGTCCATGTGGTTGTGTTCGATGCCACGTTTATAGAGTACGACTGAGTCGTGTCTGTAACAACCAAGGGCATAGAGAACGTGAATGTAGGGCTCCGACCCTGGAGAGTCATGTCGTAATTGAACAGCAAGGCCTGACTCGAGGTATTACTCAAGGAAACATTTGATACATAAATCGGTGCATTAGTATAGATGATTCCAGATATCAGGTAAATACCTGTAGATGAGAATTTAAAAGAAGAATTGGTCTGAAGACTCACAAGAGAGTTTTGAGGAGACACGTTGGCATAAAAAGGGACTATGCTATTTTGAATAGAAAAGTTAATAGGATTGTTGAGTTGATATAATTCATCTGATGGATTTATTGAAAAATATGAGGATGTGAGAATGCTCGCAGGAGAGCTCGATGTTACGTAAAAATAGTATGTATTTGCACTATTCAAGACATTTATAGGGAGAAGAAGGGGTGATGAAGGGTCCGGGGACACTGGGAAGGTATATGTTGTTGTAAAATTTGGAGAAGTCAATTGATTATTCGTATAATTATCGGTTGAGGTTTCTGTTGTCGTTGACCCGTATGAAACGGTTGCTAAAGATCCTACACTCAAGTTGATCATGATACGCATGATATATATGCCCGAACCACCAAACTTGATGCGACCACCAGGGGAATTGCCTACTTGCCCCGTAATTGAGAATGGTTGAGGGCTCGGAAGAGTGACTTGATTTATCCATAAAGGATTCCCGAAGGCATCTATTGCATTAAAGTTGAGATAGGTAGGTGCGCTTGACACCGCGATCGATGACACTCTAGGATATATGTAAATTCCAGACTTTTGATTTACAAAGTTTGAAATGTTATACCATCCGGACTGCTGAAGCGTAAAGTTTGGAGTGACTGTATTCGAAGTTCCTGAGTATATAAGGTTCGAGTTGTGGGGGCTTCCCTGTTTCGGATCAAACCCCCAAAAGACTCCAAAGGTACTATCAACCTCAACACTTGCCGTATTTGCAAAATTAAACTGATTCGTCACAGCGTTATATGATATATAAGTTGTGAGAGGAGGTGACGTCAGGGTGTTTGAAGAAATCCATGATCCAAAATTGGTCGTGCTAAAAAAAGTTACGTTTGCGAGAGCTTTGAGTGTAAAATAAGTACCATTAATGATGATATGAGGCTGATATAGAGAAGTGGCTTGTGTCGGCCAGGACCAGTTGTTTCCAGGGTTTGTGAGGGCTGGTAAGTTTATTTTGGCAGTCATTCCCCTGATAATGTCACCCTTTGGAGGTATTCTGCAAATATTCGTCTTACCAAACAGGACCTGCTGATCTTTGAATGGAATATCAAAGGCTTCGAGGACGAATGGTGTGTGCCTCTTGTAGACTCCTGAAAAGTAAGTCACTTCAGGCTTCCCAGTGAGATATGCGTCCTGTTGTCCAATCGCTGCCAACTGGATATACCCAGCGGACATCTCTAATAGAGCCAAAGGTTTTTGTCAGCGCGCCCCAGCACACACTCTAATATGTTATACAATTGCAGATGAGTCTTCAGTTGAGGAGATTTGATCCATCAAAGATGGGAGACGACAAGGTTTGCGTTTTTATAGGCAAACGTGGAACCGGAAAGTCGACGCTGGTAACGGACATCCTATGGCACAAGAAGCACTTGCCGGCCGGCATCGCCATGTCAGGAACAGAGGAGGGAAACGGATACTACAAGCAGTTTATTCCAGATCTTTTCGTTTTTAGCGATTACAACAGGGAGGCTATTGAAAAGCTCATAGAGCGCCAGAAGAAGCTTCTGTCTGCAGGAAAGTGCTCACCAGTCTTCATCCTTATGGACGATTGCATGTATGACCGAGCGTTTATGAGAGACACCGCCATTCGTCAGCTCTTTATGAATGGCCGGCACTGGAAGATATTCTTTATGATGACCACGCAGTACTGCATGGATATGACACCTATGATTCGGACGAATGTCGATTACGTCTTTGCTCTTCGAGACAACGTTCGCCAGAATCGGGAGAATTTATACAAGGCTTTTTTTGGAGTATTTCCTACGTTTGATAGCTTTAGTCAGGTGATGGACGCATGCACAGAAAACTATGAATGTCTAGTATTAGATAACACGAGCAAATCAAATAGAATAACAGACTGCGTCTTCTGGTACAAGTCCCCTATTCGCCGAAACTTCAAGGTTGGGGGCCCTGCATTTTGGCAGTATCACCAGCGCTACTATAACCCTAGGGCTGCTGCCCAGAAACCTGTAGAGGAGGTCAAACGCAAAGGGGCGACTGTCGTCGTGAAAAAGAGTCGTTAGGGCGCGCAACAAACTGAAGTTTCTTTTCACTTTGAAGATTAATGCAGACGTATGACCCGAATATGGACTCTATGTCGACTCCTATTGAGCAGGTTCTTCCTTCAGTAAATGAGGAACTGGCTCGTCAGGCGCTCGAGAGGCAAGAGGATAAAAACCCTAAAAATTCCGTTCCGACCGGACTGTTGAAGTTTGAGCCGGAAAAAAACCTAGACGAATCTCAAATGGCAGACTTTTCCACACCCATTGAAGAACTTATGCCAGGTCCAGGACAGATGATGCAGAATGAGGTCATGGGCCCGCCCCTGGCTCCCATGCAGCAGGGAAACCGCGTGACTCCACGCGGGGGAGGTGATGAAGGTTCCAAGAAGGGCAAGAACCCCGGGGGACTTACAGATGAGCAGTTCGCTGCCGCCCTGGCTGGCGTTGCAGCGGTCATCGCCTTCTCCAAGCCGGTTCAGAGCAAGCTCAGCACTATGGTTCCCAAGTTTCTCGGAGAATCTGGAGAAGTTTCCATGACGGGCCTCTTTGTCACTGCCCTCATTGCCGCCCTCGTGTTTTACTTTGCTAAGAAGTTTCTGAATGAGCGTTAGGGACCGAGTCAGGGAGGGTCCTCAGGACCCTTGTCTCGTGACCTCCCCGCTCAACAAAGCTCTAGGGAGGAGTTCCTACGGAACTCGTTCTCTAGTCCTTAATAGTATCCCCGCAATACTGGCGGTCTCCACCCTTGGTATAAAGACCCTTCTGAATACAGAGCTCTTTGAGCTTTTTGAAGTTTTCCCAATAATGTTTTGTATGGTCATATTCTGGCACTGACATATGCGCCAGTTCATGTATCAGAACATAGACTGCAGAATTTACATCGTCTCCATCAAGACAGATGTATATTTCGTACCCTTTATTCACATTTGAACCTATGACTCCGTCCTTTTTTCCATAAATTCCAGTAATAATTGAGGGCTTGAGAACAGGAATCCACATCGGATCCCCAGATGCCCTGAGCATGTCCAGGATGGCCCAGTACCTAAGCTTGAGTTCCGTAAGCATTGTAGGTTCTTTGTTGAACCGAACGATTGCTAAAAATGTCAAAAACATTAATGCCAATACCGGCCACATACTCTAATTCAAGACTTTTTCTTGAAGACGAATTTTGAATATAAATCGGAGATGAGTCCATTGGGGTGATCCAGCATGGGCTCCCAGAGGACCAATTCGAATCCAAAATTGAAGAGACCCTTGACCAACTCATTTGAATCCAAAATTGGTTCCTCCCGACCACCATCCGCATAGAAAGGCCCATCGACCAGGCGAACCACGAGTCTTCTTCCGCCCTGTATCATCGCAATTTCATTTCCCAAGTCATCCTTGAAATACCCGTAAGGGCCAATGAGTGCCTCGATGCGAGCCTTCTCAGGAGTGACTCCTATGAGGTACCCTCCAGGCTTGACTGCAACACCCAGAGCCTTCATGGAGGCTTCGAAAACTTCGGGACTTTCCGCAATGTAATGAATGGAAAAGTTATAACACACGACGTCGTATGGACCGGCGAACGCAGCCTGACGAATGTCTCCCTTTCCCAAAAAAAACACCTTAAACTTCATTTCGAATGCTCGCTTCTCAGCCTCGAGCAAAGACTCCTCGTCTGGGTCAATGGCAAAGACTCTGGCCCCGACCGCCTTCCACTTGTGCCAATCACCGCCTCGGCCACATCCGCAATCGAGAACGAGATCTCCTTTTTGAACCCATTTCGAGATGAATTCACGTTTGAC